CCCTCATCCTTGGGCGCACAGGCAAACTCGAACTGCAGCGCGCGTTCGCAGGCGTGGCCCAGGCGGGACGCGCCGAGATATGTCCGGGGCGGCGTGGCCTCGCGCTCGGCAATGAGAGCGGCGTCGACCAGCGCGTTGATCCGCTCGGCCATGGAGGGGCGTGGGTTGAAGTCCAGCATCAGAACGGCACCTCCGGTGTCTGGGCCCGGGCGATGTCGGACATGGCCTCGCGGAAGCCCTCGACGGCCTCTTCGATCAGGGCGCGCACCTGAGCCTCGGTCAGATCGGCAAATGCGGTCTGCCAGCCGATCTCGTCCATCAGCATGGCGACCCGCTTCATGGTGGCGGTGACGGCGGCGCGTTCTTCTTCGGTCAGGTCAACCATGGCAAAACGCTCCCGCGCCAAACGCGTCCAGAAGCCCTGGCAGGGCATCGAACAGAACCAGACCGATGGCCGGGGCCGCCTCGACCGGACCGGATCGCGCCAGCCAAAACCACGCGTGGGTTGCCGGCAGACAGCACAGAGCGTTCCACGCGGATGCCAAAGACGCCGCCGTTCCTCGGCCGTGATGGGGGCTGAAGATTTCATGGGTCATGCCGCCCTCCGTTCGGGACCAGCCACCGCATTTACGACCCCTTGGATGGCGCGCTTGTTGAAGCCGAAGGTCATCAGCGCCGAGGCGCGGTAGCGCGTCAGGCCGAAGTCGTGGCGGCACTCGGGCGGCAGGTATTTCAATTGCTTGTCGGTCGGTGGCTGACGCAGCCATCCCCTTGTCTTGAAGGCGCTTTCATCACTCTCGTGGGTGTTGAGCCAGTCATCGGCCTGCGCGAGGCAGACGGTGCGTTCGCCGACGCCCAACAAGCGTGGCCGCTCACCCTTGGCCCCGCCGATGGCGTACCAGACGCCCTCCATCCAGAAGATGCCGCCCCAGGCGGTGAAGCCCGTGGCCATCAGCGCATCGTCCGTCCCGAAGAGATCGACCCATGCGAAACTGGACCGTTTCAGCAGATCGATCTCGGTCATGACAAAGCCCGAGAGCGGCACTGCGTCCGCGCCGGTCTCGCCTTCGTCCTGCAGCAATACCTCGCCGCAGAGCGGGCATTCGGTGGCGGCGAGCGGGATCTCCGCTGCGCAGGCCGGGCAAGTTTTCGTCGGGGCCCCGCCGGTGCCGATCTTGCCATCCAGATCGACATCCTGTTCCAGCGTGCCGTGGATCAGGCTCGACGTACCGAAATCCAACACCACGCAGTCGGTCTTGACGATGCCGGGGTGCTCCTCCGGGTCGACCGTGCGCAGCCCCCGCCCAACCATCTGGATCATGGTGGATTTGTAGGAACTGGGGCGCAGCAGCACCACGCAGGCCGTCGGCGGATGATCCCAACCTTCAGTGAGCACAGCGACATTGACGACCACGCGGATAATGCCTGACGCGTAATCAGCCAAGATGGCCTTGCGGGTCTCAGAAGCCAGATCACCATGGATCAGCGCAGCAGTGATCCCTGCGGCGCGGAATGCCTCGGTCACATGGTCCGCGTGGGCGACGGTTGAACAGAAGACAACCGTTTGACGGTCGCCTGCCTTTTCGGTCCAGTGGCGGATCACCTCGTCGGTGACAGGCGCGCGGTCCATGATGCCCGCCACCTCGGTCATGTCGAAATCGGCACTGGTCTTGCGGACCGACTTCAATTCCTCCTGCACCCCCACATCGATGACAAAGGTGCGCGGCGGCACGAGGTGGCCAGACGCGATCAACTCGCCCAACCGCACCTGGTCGGCGACATTGTCGAAGACCTCGCGCAGACCCTTGCGGTCGCCCCGGGTCGGCGTTGCCGTCACCCCGAACACCCTCGCGTCGGGATTTGCATCGCGCACCCGGTCGATGATCCGGCGGTAGCTGTCCGCCACCGCGTGATGCGCCTCATCAATCACCAGAAAATCGAGGCGCGGCATGTCGGTCAGATTCGACGCCCGCGCCAGTGTGGGCACCATGGCGAAGGTGACGTCGCCGCCCCAGGATTTCTCTGTCGCGTCGATCACAGATGTCGACACCTCCGGCACCACACGCTGGAACTTGGCGCGGTTCTGCGCCGTGAGCTCGTCACGATGGGCCAGAACACAGGCCTTGGCACCGCCGCTGATCATCTCGCCAGTGACCGCCGAGAGCATGATGGTTTTTCCCGCGCCGGTGGGCGCCACGCCCAGCGTGTTGCCGCGGGAGGCGAGCGCAGCCACACTGCGCTCGACGAAGGTCTTCTGGCGGGGGCGCAGGCGCATGATCGATCCCCCTTACTGCGCCCAGCTCGGCCGCCCGGGGGCACCGGGGTTGGCTGCTGGCGGATTGGACGAGGACGTTGGGGCGGCAGCATTCTGCTGCGGAGTGGCCCCCGGCCCGGCGTTACCACTGAACTGCAGGGGCGCCGTTCCCATGACCTGCGCATAATCGCGATGGTCAGGCGTGACCGCGCTGCGGATCTCGTTCTTATCGTCACCGCTTGCATCGGTGCCGATATCGATACGCGCGATAAACTCGATCCCGTCGAGATCGGCAAACCCACTGATCCGCCGCGCCGCCTGCGCCTCGGCCGACATGTCCTTGTCGGAAATCCCCCGCGCCGAGTTCAGCATGCCACGCACAAGGCTGCGGCCCATGTTGGTCCAGTCCGGCCCCTTCGGGCTGTAGAGCCCGATCAGCGTGAAGATCTTGCGGCGGGCATAGGGACCCTCGGTCACCGTGAATTCACCGTTGAGATAGACAGCACCAGTGGAGCCGCGCGTGGCATAGCCGCCGGTCCAGCCCTGCGAGGCGTCGTCGAACCCGCCGGGGCGGATGGTCAGGCGCACCTTGGCCAGCGTGCCCTTGGGGATGAGGTTGGTGTTGCTTTGTGCGTCGTTGAAATCGTTCCAGGAACCCATGGGGAACCTCCTTTTCTGATCAGTTTTGCGGTTGGGATTGGTTGTCGGTCGCCGGATCGGCGGGTGGTGGCGCGTAGGTCAGCCGGTCGGGCGCCGGTATCGCGGGCGTCCGGATCTTCGCCATCAGGCGGCCGAGATGAGGCTCTTCGACTTGGGCCAGGCGGCCGGAGCGGTCCTTGGCCGGAAAGTTCCAGGGGTTGATCGTCTGGCAGACGAAGGCGCGATACGGATCGCCGCCGTCGGCCTTCAGCTCAGCCATGGTGATCACCTCATCGACGATCCCCGGTAGCTCCAGCCCGGTCTTCGAGCCATCGATCTGCGGCTGGAATACCTTGCGATTGAAATCGTCGAGCTTCTCGTCGAGGATCCCGACGAACCAGACATTCTTGGCCCGTGTGTGCTGCAGATGGGTGAGCCAGCCGATCATTTCGCGGCCGTGTAGCCCGTAGGCGCCACGCACATCCGGCTTGCCGGTCTTCTCCGACAGCGCTTCGGGCTGGCCCTTGCACCACCCGAAGCACAGCCGACCCGCCACAGTGATCGAGTCGACGAAGATGGTGTCGTAGCGATCGAGTTCCGCCGGATCGCCGAAGCGTTCGCAGACTGCCTTGTAATGGGCCAGGCTATAGGGCTGCTCGTCGCGCAGCGCCGGGTTGGGCCCGCCGATGAACACCGCGAAATCCCGGCATTCCGTCCATGTGCGTGGCCGGATGCTGTCGCCCGCCCAGCCCTCGATGGCGAGATCGCCCGCTTCGAGATCCATGAACAGCGTGCAGTCGGGATCGAGGGTCCACAGGAGGGAAGTTTTCCCAATGCCGGACTTGCCGAAAATGCAGCCCTTGATCCCGCGCGGCTCGGCCAATCGCTGGTCGGCGCTGATGATGGGGAGGCTCACTGGTCTGCCCCCTGCGCGAGGATCTCGACCTTCAGCGTGCCGGGCCGGACTGTGCGTGCGGGCTCGAAGCCCTGACGGATCGCCTCGGGCAAGGCGGCGTATTTGCGCTCGGGCACCTTGTAGGCCAGATCGACATATTCGGCGGGATCGTCGCCTGCATCGCGGATCCGCGCCACCATGGCGGCCAGCCGGTCCTGGTCCCAATCGACCCGCTTCGGCAGATCGGCGACCACGGTGAAATC